GCGTAGCTTCTCCTGGCCTTCCGCCGTCCTCTTCAGAACGTCGGTGATGCCGTTGGGCTGGGTGCTGATAAGAATGTCACCCACGATGAAGGGGTGAATCACTCCGGTAAAACGGCCATTCTCGAAGGGAAGGGCATTGACTCCGGCCAGCGATTGCACCATCGAGGTAATGTCCTGCGCTACAAGGTTGACGCCGATGGGAACATGGATCGCCTTCGCGTCGATGGCTCCCGCCCCATCCACGGTGTTCTGGATGATGAGGTTGATGACCTGGGCCAGCCGGTACGCCATCTGCACACCCAGAGCCTCCAGCGCGGGATCGAGCGCGGTCTGGAGAGCGTAGGTGGAGATGTTGGCATAGTCGGCATAGTTGCCGATGGTCGACGTGTTCTGTACTACCGTCACGGTGAGGCCCGTCTGGATGGTTCCCTCGGGGGCTTGCGTGACGGGCGGTGCGGGAAGGTTCTGGTACATGAAAAGAACGAGCTTGTTTCCGCTGTTCTCATCGAGCGTGCGGCGTGAGGTGCAACGCACCCACGGGGTCTCCGCCTTCAGGTTCTCGACAAACACTTTATCGAAGGACGTGACGGTGGACTGAGGCAAATTGGTTGTGAGGTTCGACGCTGGGGATACACCGATCCCCAGCACAAGGGCATGTGTTCTACCCACGGCTCCCGTGTACGCGATGAGACCGGCTCCCACCGCGCATACGAATTCGATCACGGGAATAACTACTTTTTCAAAGAACTGCTTGCCGCGCTGGGCGGCGATGGATGTGGCTTGCATGTGACTGTCCCCCTGACGGGTAGAGTCACGCGCTCATAGAATCAATTTGCTGCCTGAATCCGGGTTCGTTGCGGAGTTTGTCCGCAAATTCGGCTCGGCTCATCCTGTCTATATCCGCGCGTGTGTACTTCGCTGCTCTCTTCACGGGGACCGGAGCGGACGCGCTGGCGTCTGAGCTGCGGAGTCCCGTTGCTACGCTTACGCTGCGTGGTCTGGAAGAGGGGGCGGATTGAGCCGTTGCCTGTCCATTGGATCTTGCGTTTTCCGGCTGTACCAGCACCGGTTGGTTCTCTTCTCTCTCGCGCTCGTCACTCGGCCAGGGGATCATGTCTCCACGATCCACAAGGGTTCGGTAGGCGATAGCAAGATTGTTGCGGGTCAAGTCCCAGCCGTTCGCGCGTATCTCCTCAAACAGAGCATCGCGGTTTTGTGGCACGGGATAGAAGTCGGGGTTTTCTTCACGGAAGGCTCTGGCTTCGGTGGCGTAATACTCATCGCGTTCCCTGCTGTCCATTCTGGACAGGTGCGCTCCGAGATTGTCTGGAGACATACCCTGGCGCGCGGTCACGATCTCCTCGACGGCCTCCACCACTCGCTCGGGGTCGGTGATGTCAGAGGACAGCCGGAGACGGTCTGCGGGGGAGAGATGCCTCGGCTCCACCTTCAATTTCGGTCTCGCCGTGTCGGGCTTACGCAAGCGGATAATCTCCTCGTTCGCGTGAATCTGCGAGTCGGCCAGTTTCTCGGTCACTTCGTCAATGGTTTGGCCCTTGAAGGTGGAGATTCGTCCACCCGCTGCGTTCTCGATCACCAGAATGTAATCGCCATTCTCATCGGTTTGTTTTTCGTTCAGCCATCTCTTTTGCATAGTTAGGGATTTCCTTCCTTTTCCAATCAAATGCCCATGTAGTCCTCTTCGGGGAGAGGCTTTGTCGGATCGAGTAGGTTCTCGATTCGCATCTCCTCCTGAGTTAAGGCCGGTACGGGGGTTGGTTTGGCAACACTAGCGAGGAAGAATCGCGACTCGGAATGAATCTTTTCCTGCATATGGGTGAATATCTGCCACGCCGCTTTTGCCATGCGATGATTCGCCAGGACAGCGGCTTCATCGGCGGGGTCAGTGTTGATGAGTTGGGTTTCGGTCTCGATACAGACCATCTCCAGCACATCTAAAAGGTCGGGGTAGATTTCGCTGTGCTCAAGGTTATGGAGGTTGCGACGCTGGACGGGCTTCAGCTCGGCGGTTACACCGAAGGTGCGCTCCGTCCTGATCGTCGGTTCCATCAATTGACCGGCTCTTTCTCTTCCTCTTTGTCGTCGTCTTCGGTCTCTTCGTCGTCGGTTTCGTCTGCGTCCGTCCCGTCGATTGTGGAGAGGCAAAGGGCGGATTGCACTTTGGTATCTTCCGTGAGCATGGTTACTGTCCTCCGTAGTATTGGCTTGCTTGCAGGGTGCGCTCGTCTGCCGTGCGTTGGGCAAAGCTGGCCGCGCGCTCCAGTGGTGACTCCACGGACGCCTTGTGGGTGGTGTCGATGGTCTTGGTCGCGATGCGTCCGGCAATCTTCTTGTCTTCCAGCTCCAAATCGTTCTTGTGCTTCTGCTGGAGTTCGGCGGCGCTGGCCTGGGCTTTGATGGCGGCGGGGTTCGCCTGGGCCATCTGCTGTTTCTCCTCGTCGCTCATCTGGACCACAAGATCGCGCTTGTTCTTCCACTCGCTCATATCCAGCACCATGTTCACCAGCTCCATCGCGTTGACCTTCCAACCCGTTTCCGATAGCTGCTGGACGAGCGCCTGATTGCCAAAGACTTCAAGCAGGAAGGGGAGCGCCTGGGCCATGCGGTTGCGCGCGGCCAGCTTCGTGCCGGCCAGCGTCTCGAACTTGACTCCCATCTCCATAAAGTCCTGAAAATCGGGGATGAGGTCTTCGGTGCGCTCGGCCAGCACATCGCGGATTTCGGAGATGGGCATCCGCTCTTTAATCATGCGGAAGAGGAATTTCAGGAAGGGAATCAGAACCCCGTCGACCACGCGCTCTACCGGCGATTGCAGCCGTCCGCTCGACGCTGCGGCCACGGCTCCGGCTCCGGTGCCGCTGCGGACGATGCTGGAGCCTCGGCCTGGGATGGAGCCTTGCACCGTCGCCTGATCCGCTCCGGTCGCGCCCTCCGATGATCCGATCACGGCTTGAATGGCGCGCCATGCATCGGGCGGTACTTGCGGCTGGGGGACAAGCGCGATGGCTTTGGTCGCGTCGTTACCATCCACCAAGCGGATGCCACCCAGCCTCCTACGTTGATCTTGCGTAGGAACGTTTGCCCCACGCGCCACGGCGTACTCTGGCTGCACGGCAAAGGCGAGAATATCCAGAAGCGCGTTCAACATCCCTTGCTCGACGCGCTGATCCGCTCCGGCGATGCGGCCCACACCCATCCCCCACCCGGCGTTATCAATGTCCCAATAGTTGGCGGAGAAAAACGGCTTGTCGGGGAGGTTGTGGGGCTTGTTGCGGATGACGCATTTCTTCTGCAGGACGACGCGGCATTGGCCCTTGTCCCACCACTCCAAAACCTGCATCGGCTTCTGCAACGGGTCTTCGCTGTCGTCCACGTCGCGCTGCGCGGCGTGGTGGACGCTGGTGTTCGCCGTCATGGACTCTTCGACGCCTTCGATTCCCTCGGTCTGCTCCGCGCTGTCGGGCATAAAGATGGCGCGAAGAATCTCATCGGAGGGAATGTCATAGTCGGGGTTGTCGCGGAGCCTCTGGAGGTCGTCGTAGTTGAGGTACTTCTCGTGGACGATGAAAGGGGCTTTCCAGATTTGGTTGGGGTTCTTCCACGATGGGCCGGGGAAGACGGTCCCCAACTCGCATTTCTCGAAGGTTGGCCGGTTGCGCGTTATCTCCACGTCCACAGCTTCAAACTCGTCGCTGTCCTTGGTGAAGACGGTCATGGGATCGCCCAGCGGCATATTCACCTGGGGCGGTGCCACCTTGCGCTTGTAGTGCGTCTCCACGCGGGTCTCGGTCTCCCATCCCGCCTTGAAGATCACCGTCCCCTGATTCACCATCCCCTGGATGCCGTAGCTCATCTCCTGCTTGAAGCTAATCTCGTCCAGCATCTCGGCAATCAGTTCCTTCCACGCGCGCGCGGCGTCCTGATGGGAGCTGGGGCGGGGGCGCACCTCGAAGGGAACCGGGTCAGAAAAAATAGCCCCTGTGATCGCAGGGGCTAGGCTGTTGACTTGTTTTGCGACGGAAAATCTTGAGACGTTCGCGCGTGTGACGCTCGACCCCTCGAAGACGGCGAGGGTACGCGGCGATTGATACAGAATGTCGGTCTCGTTCCAGTTGAGCGGCCAGCGTCGATCATTCAGCCATGCGCTTGCGCTCTCGAAGTCCTGAACCACGATGGAGAGTACGGCTTCGTCGGTGTACCTGGGCGGGATCGCGGGGTCGCGCGGGGTCTCCACGTCCTTGGAATAGACCGGCTGACTCCAGTTGCTCTCCGCTATTAACGTGGCCGTAGCCATGCGCCATTACCTCATCCGGTGGAGTGGGTGCTCCGTTGCGGGTTTGGGTCGGCGGTTGGATACTACCTGTCGGCCACTTCCGGGTCTGCTCTGGGCGTCAAAACAACGCCATTGGTAAAGTGGAGCGATGGTAACGCGGTTATGACAATAGTACAACTGTTGCGGTTACTATAGTTTACTCGTTTTCGCTGTTCCTTCGTCTGTCCTTCAGACCGCATCGGCATCCGGCGCGGCGTCCAATGAATTCATTGATCTGTGCGGCGTAGCATCTTCCGCGCGCGCAGAGGGGGTGTCCGTTGACGCGGACGGCGCGGAACTTGCCCACCACAAAACCGTCGCCGTCGCAGTCGCCTCCGCAGTTGCAGCAGGTGTCTCCCGGCTCGACGGGCTTCAGCCGCGAGTAGGGGCCGGTCATGTTGGCGAGGGTCTTCTCTTCGTATACGATCCCGGTTACGTCTTGCACTTCAGCCATTCAAGCCTCCTAAAATGTTCTCCAGACCAAGCTCGTTGTACCGCTCGGCGGCGGGATCGACCTGCACCTCCGCCACCTCCTCCGGCTCCGGCTCCGGCCTCGCGTACTGGCCGCGTCCGTACAGCATGTTGTAGTGATCGCGTTCGCGCGCGGCGTTCCATGCGGCGTCTTCGTCGTCCAGCTCCTCGGCTCCAATGCTCTGGGGAAGGTTGTCGGCAATGCGCGCCACGCAATCGGGAATCGCATTGTCCGGCAGCATCCCGTACTGGCTGAATTCCAGCATCACGGAGCGAAGGTGTTTCATCCCCGCGTTGAAGTACAGGCGTCCCCCCGCGAGTAGCGCCTCCATGCTGCGGATGCGGAGGTCTCGTTCTCCGGTGTCGTCGTCAAAGTCCTTCCAGTCGATCCCCACATCCCATCCGGTGGTCAAAGCGTAGTTGTGGATGGCGGACTGCATCAGGATCGCGCCTGGGGAGTCCTCGATACTGACGCGGTGAAGGTTGTACTTGCGCGCCAGATTGACGACGTGCTTGGCGAGGACGCTGGGCTTGTAGTGGCCTTCGATGGCCTCCACGATGTAACAGCGGTTGCGGTGCTCGATCCCCACGGCGGCGGCGGCGGTCTTCCACTGTTTTTTCCCGCAAGGGAATCGCCAGTGGATGAAGGTGCGGCCTTCGAGCGGGAGACTAACCTCCTCCACCATCGCGGCCAGCATCTGCTCCTGGGTAAACACCACCTCGGACGCTCCGTATTCGTCCAAAACGTACTGCGTCATAAACGAGTCGAAGCCGCTCTCATACTCGGTGCGGAGATAGTCGTAGCTCAGGATCGAGGGGAAAAGAAGATCCATCTCGTCCTCATCGGGGAACCCGTTCTGATCCAGCCGCTCGCCGCTCTTGAGGCGGAGGGCTGGCTTGATGAGGCGGCGGATGGTGCCGGGGCGTGAGGTCAACACCTCGTCGGTGAATATATCGCCGGTCCCGTAGATGGTTCCCACCTTCAACTCAATCCCTTTGGAGACGAGCACCTTGCGATTGAGCTTGTACTTCTTCGTCACCTTCACTCTCTGCTCGAAGGTCTGCGAGTTGCGGTTGTTGGAGAGGTCGTCGACTACAAGCACGTTAGGGTGATAGCCGGAGACGCCGGACTCGACCGACTCCCCCCATATCGCCGGTTCAATAATCCTCGGCTCCATCTGCCGCACGGCGGCGGTAAACTCGCCGGACTCCGGCTGCTTTATCACGCACAGCTCGGGGAAGAGGGCTTGAAATAACGTGGGTGGGTGGTTCGGTCGACGGTAGAAGAATCCACCCACCTGGGCAACGAAATCCCACGCGAGGTCGCGGCGTCCGCACATAATCATGATGGAAACGGTCAACGGCCAACACAGGATGAGTTGCGCGCAATTGACAAGCGAGATAGTGGTCTTGTAGACGCCGCGCGGTAGCAGAAGGGAACCGCGTCGAAGATAAGCCTTCGCGGATTGCGCCAGCCACTCATCCAGCGTCAACCCTGGCTCTTTGGGGAGGAAGTAGATCAGGGCGTCGTGGTGAATCTCCTCGTCCACCAGACAGAAGCCGAGAACCCAGCACAGCGCGAGTAGGTTGGTCTGACATACGCGGCGTCCGTCCTCGCGGATCGCCTCGTCCTCCTGGGCCAATACGGTCAGTTCGGCGCGCCAGCGTTTGTTATTAAACTGGTCTTGCGTCGTGTCGCGTAATTTGCGCCAATTGAAGGCCATTCAACCTCTAGTTGTTAGTAGCTCGGATACCACTTCGTACCGTCCCAGCACTCGGTAAGAACTTTGCCGACAATTGCTGTGGATGCGACCGCAATGTTTCCTGCCGTGGTCGTGGTCCAAGCGCCGTCGGGGATGAGATTGATACATCCGCCATATGTAGCGCCCCAGGCACTAGGAAGTGTGAATGTATCAATCGCTGCCGTCCCAGTTACATGAAACACAAGCCGCTGTCCGTTCGTACTAGTCCCGGAAGCGACCGCATTCCCATGAACACTGGCAATAGTAGGAACAAGTATTTGATTAGCCTTGCTCATGTCCAAAATGCCATTACCTGATACTGTGAACGGGCATAGGGTTAGTGAATCTGGCCTTGCGGGATATAGCGAAGCCGGTGCGTAGCCGCAGAAACTGGCATATATATTCCCCCCGGCTTGTGGGCCAGCGATTACAAACCCGTGGATCGCGTCGGCAAGTGAAAAGATCGTATTTCCAGAAGCCCCGAACCATCTAATTCCCGGTGCCCATGTATCAGTCCCGTTGCCGAGATTGTAGGGATTCGGAGACCAAAACTGGAACGGAGTTTGCGGGACAATTGCATTCGCGGGAAAGACGCTAGACGGGCCGGATTGCAGATTCGGGGGAGCGTTGGTTATGAGTTGCGGAACCGCCGCGAGAATTGTGGAGGCCATCAGTGCGTGACCATCCTTATTCGGATGGATGGCGTCTACAAAATATGCAGCGAAGTTCGTCCCCAGCGCGTCGCGGGTGTTGGCATAGGTGAGATTCGAACTAAAGCCAAGACCCTGAAGCACGGCAATTTCGGCGGATTCAAATCCAGCGTAGACGCCGCTAAGCGCGTCGTTGGCGTTGTTCTGGTGATTCGGGCTGACCACGGCCACATTCGTATTTGGAGACGCTGGGATGCCAGCAGTCCACGCAATCTCAACCGGTGCCGCCACGGTAGAAGCGGCGGTGCTGGTAATCACTACCGACACAGTAGAATTAGCCGCGAAGCCGGTGAAGACAACACCGGCGAAGCCCTTGGTATTTCCGCTGGTGGTGCCGGTGATGACTACGCCGCCATCTCCAAAAGAACTGAAAGTATTAGTCCCGCCGATAGGATCGGTCTGCGGTGTGCCGTTGATGGATACCGTGAACGTGCCGATGCCAGCGTTGGTTATGAGATACGCCAAAGCGACAGCGCCATTAGGCCCGGTGTTCGTCGCGCACGTAAGCACATCCCCGCTCAATATCGTAGATGCGGCCATGCCGGTGATGAACGTATTATCGTTGGTCGCGAAGCCGGTTGTTTTAGTACACGCCTGGGCGTATTTCTTGCTTGTCAGCGGAATCAGCGCCTGAAGATAGTTGCCAGCGATGAGGCGTTTGAACACCAGTTGTTTATTCGCATCGGAGTTGTAATTCGTGGTGTCATTTGTGCCGCATTCGATCAGGGTGCTAGACGGTGTACTCGGCGGGTTCACGTTGCTGAAAAGGGTCTTGCTGCTGTCAATGCACTGATCCCCTGGGACGGAATAATTATTCCAAAGCCCTCCGATTGGATTCCTGATAAGAGACGCATACCCCAGGCTCAAATTCGGTGCGCCGGTCGCCGCGCCGATAGAGTCTCCCACTACCGCCAACCCTGGAGGAGTCCCCAATGCGGTCATGATACTTGCAGCCGTTACAGCTCCGCCGCCTCCGCCTCCGCCTCCCCTTGAGACGGAACCATTGGGCGAAGCCGACAACAGTAATTGCAGTGACGTCGCGGTGAAGGTTCCCGATGTGACGAACTTCACATTGGTAATCGTGGCTAGGTTCACTTGGTAGACGCCGCCGCTCGATGTGACCGTCTGGGTGAGCGCCGTTGTCCCCGGCGTGGCAATCGGGCTGAGGGGTAAGGGGAAATAGTTCGCGCCATAGTCCGTACTCCCCATCACGGCAAAGGTGGCCGTGACCAATCCGGTTCCAGTGACCGTGATCGAGCCGGACGAAAAGCTGTTGCCGGTGCCGGTGCCGGGAGACAACATCGGGACCACGGCGCTGGTTTGGCCCGTCGCCGTCATGGTGACGGGGCTGAAGGGTTTGACCGTCCACGGGCTGACCTGTGCGATCGCAGCTCCCACTAGGGCGAAGAGTGCGAAAGCAACCATCTTGCGTTTGATCGTGCTATGCATCGTAAAACCTCCTTGAAGACAACGCTCATTCAAAACCTCCTAACTTTCTTCCTCGTTCTCCGGCTCACTCCCCATGTGTTGCTGAAGGTGGGCCAGCATCTCCTCTGGGCTGGAGAGCGGATACTCGGCCTCGCCGCGCTGTCCGTCTGTCGGTGGGTTGCCGTGCTTGTCGGCTAGTTTGTGAACGGCAATGTACTTTCCTTTTTCGGCGGTGCGCCTGACGTGTACCTCATGCGCGTGGAGTTTCTTGCCTTTGCCGCCCAAAATCTTCTGCACGTCGGATGCTTGCGATGGCTGATCCATGCTTTACCTCTTCTCCTCGATTAAGGGAACCGCTTGTCTTCGGTCCGTTGTCACTACGCGTCTCTCTTCAAGAATGGATTGGACAAGTCCGGTAGGTGGTGGTGCAATCAGCGTCCGATAGGCTGTCGTCTGAAACACCCACTGCTGAATCCCTCGTGTAGCGGCATGGAGGGCGTTGCTTGCGGTGAGGCCGGTGATGGTGAGCGTCCCGTGGTCCCAGGTCGCGAAGATGCCGACGCCGGTAAAGAACGCGATGGCAATCGAGACCCACTTATTTACGTTCTCGGTCTTGGTCGTGATCCACGGAAAGTATTGACTCTTCTTCACCCATTGCAGGCCGAAACTCACGATGATGGCGATGGTTGCCTGTGCGCCAAGTTCGCTGCTCAATGGGGGCCTACTTACTCAGGATCGGGTGGCGTGAGGGGAGCGGGGTTGGGCATCAAGCCTTGAACGGACTCAACCGTAATCGGTACGCCAGCAGCTTTACTCCATGCCGTGATCACCGTCGTCGCCATTCCCGCAATCAGGTCGAGGATGACCTCTACGGTCTCAGCCGGGAGAGCAATACTCGTGGGGAGACCTTCCACGGTGTTGAGGATAGTGTCCCCGGCTTGCTGTACCTCTGTGACATATCCGGCAATCTCTTCTGCGGTCAAATGGAGCCTCCACACGATGCGGGGTTGGTGTACAGGGTCTTGATCTTCACCACCAGCGGGGGGAGGCTGACAATGGTGGACGCAACCAACGCGGTCTCGGCGGTCAGGTCCTTGCTCGTGGCCTTCTGCTCCTCGTACACCACCATCGCATTCACGGCGGTAGTCTGTACGGCTTTGGCGTCGTTAATGAGCGCAAAGGCGCATTGGTTGTGGGGGAGCTTGCGGGACTCGTAATCCGCCTGGGCTTTGTCGATCACATCTCTGGAGGTGGAGAGGGTCTGGAAGACGTTGCGCTCGAATCCGTTACATCCGGTCACAAGCAGGGCCGCGCCGATTATTCCCAGGGCGGCGAACTTCTTGAGTATCTTCATGGCTGGCCCGCCTCACAATCGCTTTACGATTGATCCAAGTTTTGAAACTGTCAGTTTCGAACTCGATTTGGGCGAGTGGGCCGCTCTGTTTCAAGATGCGGCAGTGTTGCCCTTTCCGGTTCAACAAGTCCCAACGGAGGACGTGTCGGAAAGGTTCGGGTTCCGCTGGGGCAGCGGGTTCACTCAGGCGCATGATACCGCCTTTCAATAGTTTTGCAAAATGTATATCTTCGGGCGTCTTCACTGCTGCTCCTTCAGCCATGCCGCCACCGAGGGAGGGGGGGTGTACCCGTCCCTGTTCTCCCCGGCCTTGCGTAGCGCGTCCAGACGGTCACTGTAGGGCCATGAGAGCATGTAGTCCTCCCCCTTCCACCTCTGCTGATAGACGGGGTAGTTGCGGTGCTCGTCGTTCAACACATGCGCGTCGCCGTTCCACGTCGCGTCGTCGGCTCTCTCCACGGAGAACTCTACCCCCAGGTAAACCAGACCCGTGTTGCCCCACGTGGAGTCCACCAGATCCCCATCGGGCAGGGCGTTCCAGCCGTGGAGGATGACTTCGCCGGTGGGAGCCAGCGCCACTCCCTCCACGTACCTTATCCCGAACCTTGCGGCCAGGGTGATCGCGTTGCCGAAACAATGTTTCTGCGCGCCAATGTTGTAGCGGCCAGTCCACGGCACGGGTTGGTAGTCCCGGCCATGCTGATACAGGAAGTCGTAGGGCGACGTGTACGCGAGTCCGGCAAGCAACGGGTATTTGGTCGCCGCCGTCGCCATCGCCTTGCGGACCTCGTTCAGATTGAATTGGTAGTCGTCTTCACTCACGTTCGCGCTCCTCCAGTTCGGACATTTTCTTCATCTCCCCCCAACACTCGGTTAGTTCCTCCAGCGTCAACAAACGATAGTGGTAGCTCTCGGCGGGTAGCTCCTCTGGAGGGATTCGGATGCCTTGGACCTCTCCGCCTGGGCTGATCTTGAGAGTGCTGGCCACGTACACGGCACTGGTGAAGCCATGCGCCGACATGATGACTCCGCCACGAAACCCCTTCTCATCGGCATAGCTCAGATACCACCATCCCAGCGGCTGCGCGGCCTCCTCTGCCAGTAGTTGCTTTAGTCGCGCCTCAAACAGTTCCGGTGTCAGTGGCATGATGGGTGGTCTCCTTCTCTGCCTTCCAATCGGCAATCTTTATCGATCCATGTCCGAACATCTTTGCGGCTTTGATTACGTCTACGGTCACACCAGAAGCGCCTAGATTGCCGAGTAGATGGCGCATGGCATATTGCAGGTACTTCACTTCGCTGGCAGTGTCTCGGACTCTTTCGGCACGGTGCGGAGCGGGTAGTATCCTCATCACCTTGCGTCCGTTGATGTGCAGGAGTCCGTGGTCTGGGTGGTGCTCCTGAACCATCTCTTTCGTAATCACGTCGGGCTCACAGAGGTAGTAGCGTTCGGTTCCCATGTTCGGAGCCGTTTCGATTGGGCACCCTTCAAATCCCTTGCGCCATTGCAGCGGTGCTTTGAGGTAACACTTGTGCCCATGCTCATTGACGAAATATTTGTATTTTGCGCGGTCGCGGTGGAAGTCGGCTTTGCTCGTCTTGCACTCCACGACAATGGTGTGGCTAGTCTTGAACCCTATGGCGTCGGGAATCTCATTGCACGATGCCATCCCAGCCAACACCAGAGGGCATTGCTGGCCGCGCAGCCATGTGATCGCTCTAGCTACCAGAGTGTCATGATCCATAACTCTCTCCGTCCTTCTCTGCCTTCTTTTCGGCCCGTCTCCACGCTTGATACCGGCTCCTCTCCTCTGGAGTACTCGGCCTCATACAATAACGACATTGCACAGAATCTTGACGGCTGCGCCAGAAATCTCTTCGGGCCTTTGAACATTCAGGGCTGCAAGTAACGGCGTCTCGCTTCCGCCCCTGGGGAATCGGTTTAGTGCAAACAATGCAGTGCATCGGCATACCAGTGAAATCGTCTTTTCTCATTAGGTCTTCCTTGTCCTATTTGTATTGCGGTCTCGAATCTTTTCAAGGTTCAGGCATCCGCAACTTTGGGTATGGTTTGTGCTAAGATTTCCGGCGCGCGCTTCGCATTTATGGCCGCAATCGCAGATACATTTCCATATCTGTGTGTGGCCTTGCTTGTCATAGCGGATGCGTTTAATAACAACAAGTCTTCCAAATCGTTTTCCTGTGAGGTCTTGGCGGAAATTGCGTTGATTACGTCTCTGTTGTTTTGGTGTAGCCCACCTACAATTCGCTGGATCATAAATTCCATCGTTATTTCTGCGGTCAATGGAATGGCGTCTCGATGGTCTTTTCCCCATATCGGCAAAAAACATTTCAAAACTCTGCTTCCATCTATCACATACGGTAATGCCTCTTGCCCCATAGTTTGGGTAACGGGGGTTTTTGGGATTTAGGCAACGCTCTTTCATTGCTACCCAAGTGGTATATTCACTCGTACATCTATCTCTTCGCGCAGCTCCATGTTTTGTTTTTGGCAATTACTCCACGACCTCTCTGTTCGCGGAGTCTCTAAAACTCCAGTGTTTCGGTTTGCCTTCCAGTCGGACCACAACGATGCGGAACTCGGGGAACATCTGCGTGGCCAACTTTAGCTTCACAGCGGCATCGTCTTCCATCTTGCCTTTCGTCTCGTGTAGCTCGATGCGCCAATCCAGCTTGAGTACCAAAAAGTCGGGGTTGTAGAAGGTCGCGCGCGCCAGCTTCAGCTTGATCGCCTCGAACTTCCAGCCGATAATCTCTCCCACCAACCGGCGCGTTTCGAGATGGGCGGCATAGCGTTTCTCCATCCCGTTCATCTCTCCGGCGACGTGGCGGGGGCGGAAACCACGGGCCATCTCGTCTCTCTCCGCCATCACGTCGACGTGTCCTACCCTCCCGGCTGGCTTCTTCGGCGCGCGGGGCAGGATCGGCGTCGGCTTGATTCCCAGCCGTTCATTTTGCTGCGCGATTGCCTCTCTCCAATTAAGAGTTGACATAACCTCCACCTTACCTCCATGATGCTCTCATGGCAACTAAAAAAAAGGTGCGCGGCGGTGCTATGTCCCGCCCTGATTTGTACAGCAAGAAGCGGAGCGGATTTATTAAGCAGGGCGTTCGCATATCAGTGGAGCAAAACAAGCTGCTGCGAGAAGCGGCGGAACTGGAGGGATTCTCTCTCAATCTCTGGATGACCCGAGTTTTAGTGGCTGCGGCAAAGAAACGCATCGCGGCTGAGACCAACACTTAACCCTGAAAAGAGGAATCTACTTTGGCTAAGACCACCACACCAACCCGCGACTCACAACCAAAAGTCACGGCAGCTTTGATCCCAAAGGCAACCGATCCGCGCGCAGAATTGTTCTATCTCCTTGGAATAATCCGGGGAAGTGGCGTAGAAGCGGCCTCGCGGATCGCAGAATTAGTCATCGATTTAACCGCACCACCCGCACCTGAACCAACAACGGAGGACGTGTAATGGGTTCGACGCTATATATGACCGACGGGCGCACAAAGGAAGTGCGTCCGTCCAACGGTGTTCACTGGACGCTGGAGGAGCTGCAAGGCTTCGTTGGCGGATATATTGAAGTGGTTGGGACCGTGGACGAGCGCTTCATGGTCATCAACGAATTGGGAAAGATACTCCAATCTCCGCTGGAGCTTAACATCCCGGCCACGCGGCTCTATATCCACGGGCGGCGGGACGTGATCCTGGGCGATGCTCTGATTGTGGATACGCGGCTGGAGTTGGACGGGCCAGAGGATGAGGAGTAGCGATTGAGACCAACGGGGAAGACGATCACCACGCGAACTGAGGCGCGCTTTTGTCCGAAGTGTTTTCAAGTACTCAATGCCTATACCAACCTCACGGACGACGCTAAGGCGGAGCCTGGGGACTATACCGTTTGCATCGGCTGCGGCTCTATCCTGCGCTTCACGGAGACGATGGAGTTTGAGCTGTCCTCGCTCGAAGCCATCCCCATCCACATGCGGATGCTGTTCGCGCGCGTTGTCCAGGCCGTCCATTCGCGCCCCCCGAACCGCCGCCCCATTCGCATCACCTGATGCGTAAGTGCTGATTCTTAAGGGTTAATCCTTAAGGTTCCGCTTTAAGGGTTGTTGCTTTAAATTCAATTACTTGCGTATAGTCTCAAATTAGGTGATGGACGCTGGCGCGGACGTTTACCGAACTGAGGCAAAACTTTGGCTGATCCCCAGAGTATTGGAAGGGGGAGACACTCCTCCCCCTCTCCGCCCTCAAGAGTGTTTGAAGGGAAGTACAATGAAGCCTCACCACCAAATTTCGCTGTTCAATTTTCCCAATGGAAAAAATCCCCCGCCATACCTGCGCCTATCGAGCGCGGATCGCGGCCAAGTGTTCGCCCAAAGTAAAAGCGGATCGAGCAATCCAGCAGAAATAAATCCTGCTGGCTCTCTCAATCCGCTTCAACCTTCTACCGTATGAGAGCCTTGGGCGGAACCCCTTGACCCTCTCAAACTAGCCGTTTTCACCCTACAACTTACTTCAAAACAAACCCCCTACTCGCTTGAGACGAGTGGTACAGGAGAGCTTTATGCTGTTGACTATAGTACCATCATGCCTCCATGAAGGCAACCAAAATCGTCATCAAACCCGTGTGACTTCTAGGCGTTGGGACAAGGCCGCGCGCTGGATACAGGATCGGGTTAGTCCCCAATCTCTCAAGACTTACCTCGTGCTCCAGCGGCTCTCCAGTGGCCAGCCAAGACACATCTCTAAGCGTCTCCTGGCTAGTCGGCGCGGCGTCTCCACCAAGACGATTTACAACCACATGTGCGAGTTGATCGAGGCCAAAGTGATGCGCGCGGTGTATGTGAAGATTAGCCGCTGCCGGAATGCGCCTAACCTGTACATCTTTCTGGACATAGACGGGCAAGACCTGCATTTGTCGGTGGCAAAAAATTGCACGGAGAAGCCATTACAACCTTTAAACCCCTTAACTACACCCCGCGTGGCGCGGGTGGAGAATCATCCTCCGGCGATGCGGAAGCTCTACGAGCACAACGCCAACCTGTTGGGGCGGCTCCGGCTGCGAGAACAGCGTGAGGCGTACAGGCTACGGGCCGCGCAGGATCGGACGCGCAGGGCGATGCAGGTCAATGTGGGCGTGTACGCAGGGCCGGTCATCGAGTGGGAGGAAGATAAATTACACGAAGTTCGCCAGAGAATAGCGGAAAATGAACAAAGATCGCGGTTGAAACGCTACAATACCGGCAAGATGGAGGTATGAATGGTGAAGGATCGTTTGGGGAACGTGATGAGCAAGGGCGATAGGCTGTGTATCGCTCTGCCAGAGGCTCAAATCTTCGGGTTTGTGGCGGAAGTCAAAGAGCAAGGCGTCATCCGTGGCGTCCGTGGCGCATCGGCGGAGATGACGCCTGGGCATGTGCTGGTGAGCTGCGTGATCGCGTTGCCGGTTGATCCCAACAGCGGCCAGATACCGCAGTGTGTGAAGGTCTACGACCCTGACAAGCATGATGAGGCCGCAAGGCTGGTACAGCCAAATTGAAGTGGAGAGTCACCTTCGTTGTGGAGGTAGAAGCGGACAGCCACGATCAAGCCTACTCGGAAGCAGCTACCGCAGTTGAGGGATTCCCGCGAGAGGGTGTCGAAGTCAATTACACCGTGGTCCCAGCGGGAGAAATAGGTGTGGGAACGGTCCCCATAACTATAGAATGAGGTTATGCCGAGCCTGACGTTCATGTGGATCACGATGCCCGACACTGCGTATGTCCTCGTTCCCGTGGGACGCAAGGGGCATCACGCGGCGGTGGATGAGGCTGATTGGGAGAGTGTCCGGTGGCGTCGATGGAGCCTCCAGAGGACCGAAGGTGGCAACTTTTACGCGACGACGACGCTTTACCGTGGCAGTGTGGGGATGCATCGTTTCCTCAAGGGGTGCGAAGACCCGGCGCTTGTGATCGACCACAGAGACGGCCTGGGCCTCAACAACCGGCGCTACAACCTGCGGGAAGCGGACTACATCCAGAACGGTATGAACCGCTGCGGATCGAGCGAGAGCGCAAGCGGGGTGATGGGCGTGACCTGGGTGGAGCTGCGGCGGCTATGGAAGGTGAGTATAGGTGGGGAGACGGTTGGCTACTTCC